AAGCTAGAGAAAGATACGTATTTGGCGTATCAGACCCTAGAGGTATTTTTGCATCACCAGGTGCTTAATCAATAATTTTGTGGCGGGACATAGTTCCGCCACAATCAAAGAATAGAAAGGAAAAATGCACCCTAAAAACTTCAGAGTACAAATCTTTGCCTATCAATTACACGCAGATTTTGTTATAAATTGCATAGACGCTCCATTGGATATCGAAAATGCTATTATTGACAAATTAGGAAAAGGTGATATAAAATGGGACAATCTTGGAGAAATGAATGATCCAAGAGTAAAGAGAATAACTTATGAGGAAGTTATCGATGCAACAACATCTAGAGACCCTTTACACAAAGAAGAGGGGTCTGGACTTAGAGTGGGAACAGGAGCATCTTAAAGAGGGTAGATATACTCTCAATATGGTTAAGATTGACAGAAAAGTCAGAGAAGTAATTAGCCATATAAAACTTGCAGAAGCAAAAAGAGAGCATCTGCTAAATAAGATAGAAGATTCTGAACCACAAGTTTCAGTAGCTACTTAAACAAAAAGCTACATCGTTGAATAAATTCAATTCACATTGTAGGCTCTCTTGCGCTCTACTCAAATCTAGTATATAAAATAATCACTATACAATAATAAGTTTATGTAGACGCGTATAGTCGACGGCCTAGAGACTACATAAACGTAACTAGGAGGATAACACTATGGCAAATACTACGTTCCAAGGACCAGTAATATCTAAAAATGGATTTTTTACTACAGGTCCGGCTAATGTTGTAGATGCTGATTCGAGCACATCATTAACAGTTGCTTCTCACGCGGGAAGAATTGTACATAATAATGCTGCTGGAGCAGTAACTTACACATTACCAGCAATCAACGCTAACTCTGATTCTGCAGTTGCAGGACCAGGAGCAGATCTAAACAATCTAAGTAACATAGGTGCAAGTTTTGAAATTTTTGCATCAATTACTAAGACTGGAGATTTTGTTGTACAAGTTGCAAACTCTAACGATGTTATGGTAGGAAGCGCAAAATTTATTGACGACTCTTCTGACAACATGGTTGGTTTTGAAACTGTTGCAGCATCAGACACTATTACTTTAAATGGTAGTACAACTGGTGGTGTAACTTTTGCAAAAGTTACGTGTACTGCAATTAGTTCTACTCAATGGAAAGTTGATGTAGAGTCTGGTTGTACTGGTACACCAGCAACACCGTTTAGCGCGGCAGTAAGTTAATAATTAATTTAGTGTGGGGCTTCGGCCCCACATTTAAATTTAGGAGAATATAAAATTATGAAGAGTGATGTAAAAGCAGTAAGAGTTACAGCTACTGGTGCAGTATTCGCAGGAAGAACAAGACTAAGAGGACTTATTCTTGCTTCTGATGCTGGCGGAGCTGGAACTATAGTCCTACAAGACAACACTGATAGTACAACTTTATTTCAAGGAGATTGTCCAAATGGTGATGTCTTTGCATTTAACATTCCAGAGGATGGCGTACTTTTTCCAGGCGGAATGAAAGTTTCTACTATTACAAATATTGAAGCGGCTACGTTATTAATAGACAAGTAGGAGGCTAAATGGCTAACACTACCTCTGGAACTACAACGTTTGATAAAACATTTGCTATCGATGAAATAATCGAAGAAGCATATGAAAGAATAGGTATGCAAGGTGTATCTGGTAATCAGTTACGTCAAGCAAGAAGATCTTTAAATATAATGTTTCAAGAGTGGGCTAATCGTGGTCTTCACTATTGGGAAGTAGCAAATAACAGTATTACATTAGTAGATGGTCAAGCAACATACACAATGTTTAGATCAACAGGTGATGGTACTTCAAGCACTACTGCAGTTTATGGTGTTGATGATGTATTAGAAGCTAGTTATAGAAACAATAATGTTGATACACCATTAACTAAAATAGCAAGATCTGCATATCAAGCTTTATCAAATAAAACTTCAGAAGGAACACCAACTCAATATTTTGTACAAAGACTTATTGATAGAGTTACAATCACTTTATATCTAACTCCTGGTTCTACAGAAGCAGGTAAGTTTATAAATTATTATTATGTAAAAAGAATTCAAGATGTAGGAGACTATACAAATGCAGCAGATGTTCCATATAGATTTGTACCTTGTATGGCTTCTGGTTTAGCATTTTATTTATCACAAAAATTTAAACCACAATTAGTTCAACAAATGAAACTGTTATATGAAGATGAATTACAAAGAGCATTGTCAGAAGACGGCTCTCCATCTAGTACATATATTAGTCCTAAAGTTTATTATCCGGAGGCATAATGGCATTATCCTCAGGTAAATATGCAAAATTTATTTCAGACAGATCAGGATTAGAGTTTCCATACTCTGAAATGGTTATCGAGTGGAATGGCGCTAGAGTCCATGTTTCTGAGTTTGAACCAAAACAACCACAATTAGAGCCTAGACCATATTCAGCTGACCCACAGGGTTTATTAAATGCAAGACCGGCTAGAACTGAGCCTGCTGTAGCAAGATTATTGACATTAAATCCTTTATCTATAACAAGTGGTTCCCAAGTGGTGACTGTATTTGAAGAAAACCATGGTAGATCTACTAGTGATACTGTTAGATTTAGAAATGGAGAGGGCCAAGATGGTATTTCAGACTCTGATATTAATAACGCTTCGGGATTTACAATTACAGTTACAAATGCTAATAATTATACTTTTACAGCTAGTGGTACAGCCACAGCTACAACAAAAATAGGAGGAGGAAGTATAACTGCAGGACCAGTTACACTAACACCATAATGTCAGGATTTACATACACAACACTAACAGCAGCTATTTTAAGTTATACTGAAACAGATTCAAACGTTCTAACATCTACAGTTACAGATGATATTATTGAAAACGCAGAATTTAAAATTTTGAGAGACATACCACTTGATGCATATAAAAAACAACAGCTAGGTAACTTGATCACAGGACAATCTACAATAAATACACCTGCTAAAACTCTTTTTATAAAAGGGATACAGGTATACGACTCGACTTCCGCAGCGACCGGATCTAACTCTTATTTAGAGAAAAAAGATGAAACCTATTTACAGGAATATATTCCTGCGGAAACATCTACTGGAAAACCTAAATATTACGCTATGTTTGGTGGAGCGACTGGTACTTCAGATACTACGTCAGGAAGAATATTATTTGCTCCAGTCCCAGATACTACATATAAATTTAAGATTCATTATGAGACTATCCCAGATGGGTTATCTGGTTCAAATGCTACAACATACGTCAGTCAATACTTTCCTAATGGTTTGTTATATGCTTGTCTTGTAGAAGCATATGGATATTTAAAAGGCCCAATAGATATGTTGACACTATATGAAAATAAGTATAAACAAGAGGTACAGAAGTTTGCTGCAGAGCAACTTGGTAGACGTAAAAGAGACGACTACACGGACGGAACCGTTCGTATACCAGTCCCTTCTCCGTCACCGTAATTAGGAGAATAAATTATGGCAATAACATCGGCAATTTGTACAAGTTTCAAAGTAGAAATTTTAAAAGGGGTGCACAATTTTACAGCATCTTCTGGAAATACATTCAACTTAGCTCTGTACACAAGTTCAGCTTCACTAGGAGCTGCAACTACAGCGTACACAACATCAAATGAAGTATCAGGTTCTGGATACACAGCAAAAGGAAATGCACTTACAAGTGTTACACCAGTTGCTGACAGTACAACTGCAGTTTGTGATTTCGCAGATACAAGTTTTACATCTGCTTCTTTCACAGCAAGAGGTTGTATGATTTTCAATGACTCAGCTTCAGGAGATCCAGCAGTTTGCATAATTGATTTTGGATCAGACAAAACTGTAACAAGTGGAACTTTCACAATTCAATTCCCAGCAGCAGACGCATCTAACGCTATAGTCAGAATAGCTTAAGGAGTAGCGACGGATGTCCGTTACTAGAACTTTTACAGTAACGGTGGCGAGCACCGGCGATGGCAATAAGTATGTCATTGATGGAGTTCAACAAGATACAGTTACTCTAGCTGAAGGTTACATATACAAATTTGATCAAGCAGATAGTTCTAATTCCTCTCACCCTTTAAGATTTGCAACAGCTACGGACGCAGCTGGTGGAACTGAATACACAACTGGTGTAACTACCAGTGGCACACCAGGACAAGCAGGTGCTTATACACAAATAACAGTCGCAGCTTCTGCACCAACATTATATTATTATTGTTCAAACCATGGCGGAATGGGTGGTCAGGCAAATACTGTAGACTCAGATACTTGGGGTATGTTAACTTGGGACCAAAACTCTTGGAGTGCTCAAGACACTGTTACAGTTTCAATCACGGGACAATCAGCAACTTCTTCCGTTGGTGATGGAACTAACATGGGTGTACCTCAAACAGGATGGGGTGGAACTAATTGGAGTAATGGTGAGTGGGGTCAAGTTAATGATAACGGTGTAACACTTACAGGTTTTGGATTAACAACATCACTAAATGCAGAAGGTTTATTATCTTATACATTAAATGGTTGGGGTAGAAATACTTGGAACTCAGAATCTTGGGGCGATAGTAATAACCCTGTCGTAACTTTAGATGGTCAAAGTTTAACTTCATCTGTCGGTTCATTAGAAGCTTTCAACTTAACCGGTTGGGGCGGAACTGGTTGGAACGTTGGAGAATGGGGAGCAGTAAACGACAACTCAGTTGTATTAACTGGTTTATCAATGACAGCTTCTCTAGGTTCTTTAGAAGCTTACAACGAAGTCGGTTGGGGCCGTGATGGTTGGGGTGAAGAATTATGGGGTCAAGCAAATGACTTTGCTATAATTTTAACAGGTCAGTCTGCAACTTCTTCTGTTGGAGCATTATCACCTGCAGATGTAGAAGGTATTACAGGACAATCAGCTACAGCAAGCGTTGGTGATCCTACAATGATTGGAAACGTTTCTGTTGTTCCAACTGGTCAAGCTGCAACTTCTTCAGTAGGTGCAATAGATCCTGATGGAATTGTACAAGGTCTTACAGGTCAAGCTGGTACATCTGCTGTAGGTTCTTTATCTCCTGCAGATGTAATGGGTATATCAGGAGTTGGAGCTACTGTTTCTTTAGGTAGTACAGACGAAACTTCAAACCCTATTATAATACCAACTGGATTATCTATCTCATCTAGTCTGGGATCATTATCTCCTGCAGATGTAATGGGTTTAACTGGTGTTTCTGCAACAAGTAGTGTAGGATCATTGACACAAGATATTAGTTTAGATATAACACTTGACGGTCAATCTATATCTAGTAATGTAGCAGCATTTGGAACAGCAAAAGGTTTTGGAATACAGGCATATGAAGCTGTTGACACTGGTTCAAATACAACATATAGTGACGTAGCATAGGAGAAAAGAATTATGGCATCGACATACACACCTTTAGGAATTGAACTTCAAGCAACTGGTGAAAACGCCGGTACGTGGGGGACAAAAACTAATACTAACTTACAAATTATCGAACAAGTATCTGGTGGATTCACACAGCAATCAATAGCTGGTGGTGCACAAACAACTACTTTATCAGTTTCTGATGGTTCAACTGGAGCTGTTCTATCTCACAGAATGATAGAATTTACTGGTTCAATTACAGGAAACCAAGTAGTAACAATTCCATTAGACGTTCAAACTTTTTATTTTTTAAGAAACTCAACATCAGGTGCATACACAGTACAATTTAAATATGTATCTGGATCAGGAGATTCTATTACTTTCTCTGCAACAGATAAGGGTGATGCCGTTATATTTGCTGCAGCAGATGATGGAACTAACCCTAATATTGTAACAATCAATACAGGTATTAAATCAGTTGTTGAAGATACTACACCTCAGTTAGGTGGTAATTTAGATACTAATTCACACAACGTTGACATTGATGATGCACACGGAATTAGAGATGAAAACGGAAATGAACAAATTGTTTTTCAAACAACAGCATCAGCAGTAAACCAAATAGATATAACTAACGCAGCAACAGGTAATGCACCAAGCATAGCTGCAACTGGTGGAGATACTAATATTGATTTCAGTCTTGCTGGAAAAGGTTTAGGAAGAGTAGCTTTAGGTGCTGGTAGTGTACAACAGTTAACAGAAAAAATTACAGTTACTGCTACTGCAGCTACAGGAACAATTAACTTTGACGTAATTACACAACCGGTTTTATATTATACATCTGCATCAACTGGTAACTACACTCTAAATATTAGAGGAGATGGTTCAAATGCTTTAAATGCAATTATGGACACAGGTGAAGCATTGACTATTGTACATTTAGTTACAAACACAGGTACACCATATTATAACAACGCAGTTACAATTGATGGATCAAGTGTAACACCAGAGTGGCAAGGTGGTTCAGCACCTTCAGCTGGAAACGCTAACTCTATAGATTCTTACACTTACACTATCATTAAGACTGGTGATGCTGCTTTCACAGCAATAGCATCTCAAACGCAGTTTGCGTAATAAAGTAGGAGGATAAGACATGCCATTATTAGGAACAAGAGCCGCAGGTTCAGTATACGGATACGGACGTGGAGGCGGACGAGGACCATATGCAATTGAATATATGGTTGCGGCCGGTGGTGGCGGCGGAGGAGCGACATCGGGAGCCGGAGGAGGCGCGGGAGGACTACAAGTTTTTTCTGACGTTGACGTAGCTCCAGATACCCCTTACTCAATTACAATAGGAAGTGGTGGATCAGGAGGATCCAACGCTGTTGGAGGTTCAGGATCTAATTCTTCTTTTGGACCACAGTCATCAACTGCTGGAGGAAGAGGAGCAAATTCAAATTCTAGAAATGGAAGTCCAGGTGGATCTGGCGGAGGATCGGGATCTGCTGGGGGAGGATCTGCAGGATCTGGAATATCAGGTCAAGGAAATTCTGGTGCACAAGGAGCAGGTGGAGGAAAAGGCGGCGGTGCCGGTTATCAATCTCCTGGTCCAGGATACACATACCCAATCAATAGTGGATTTTATTCACGAGGTGGTGGATATGGTAACAACACAGGTTATAACCCACAACCAGCTAACTCGGCACATGGTGGCCCGGGAAGAGGCGCTGGAGGAACGGGTGGATCAGCCGGTTCAGGTATTGTAATTGTTTCTTATGATGGAACAACACAAGTAGGAACAGGTGGATCGGTTTCAACAGGTGGTGGACGAACAATTCACACATTTACTTCTAGTGGAGAGTTTGTTTCATAATGGCACATTTTGCAGAAATAAAACAATCTGATAATAAGGTTTTAAGAGTTGTTGTTTTAGATAACGCTGACATAGACGCTAATGGTGGTGACTATTCAGAAAGTGCTGAACAATACGTAGCAAACAAAATACCTAACGACCCAGGTTATGATGGAGAATACCCAGCAACATATTGGAAACAAACATCATATAACAACAATGCAAGATACAACTATGCAACCGTAGATGGCACTTGGGATAATGCTAATCAAGCTTTTATAGACCCACAACCTTTTGATTCATGGACTCTAAGTGCTAATTTTTTATGGGAGCCACCTGTGGTTTACCCTACATCTGCTGAAATTGATGGTGTTGAAATTCAATTAATATGGAATGAAGCCGATCAAAAATGGCAGTGTTACAAAGATCAAGACCCTTTTCCTATGTATGACTGGAATGCTGTTGACCTTGAATGGACAGCAACAGGCGAAAACTACTCAGTTTAATTGACTAAATAAAACCATTTGCTATAATATGGCAGATGTTTACGAAAGAAATATACTACTACTTTAAGAATGCTTTACCCCCTAGATTATGTGAAGACATAATTAGATTTGGTAATGAGTCTAGTAAAGAAGTAGGAGTCATTGGTATAGAACAAGGTAGAAAAAATGCTATCAGAAAGCTAACCAAAAAAGAAAAAGCAGAGCCTAGAAAAATGAGAAAGTCTACTATTGCATGGTTAGATGATCCTTGGATATACAAAGAAATTCAACCTTATGTAGAGTTAGCTAATCAACAAGCTGGTTGGAATTTTGATTTAACAACAGTAGAAAAAATACAGTTTACTGAGTATCGTCCAGGTCAATTTTATAATTATCATCAAGACAATTTTCATAATGAAGGCTTAACAAGAAAAATATCTATGACTGTTAATCTAAGTAAAGATAGTGACTATGAAGGTGGAGATCTAGTCTTTAAAACAATTGACAGACAAAATCATAATATTATAGAAATAACAGATAAAGAGTTCAGACATCAAGGAACCCTGTGTGTATTCCCTTCTTTTGAAGTACACAAAGTATCACCAGTTACAAAAGGTGTAAGGTATTCTTTGGTACTATGGACGTTAGGAGAAAAGTTCAGATGAAAGAAACAAAGTTTACAGAAATTGCATTAGTGCAAAATATTAAATTAAATACTAAAGCTATCGCTAGTGCGATTAATAAGACACCCTCATCATCTATTTTAGATGATACTAGATCCGTTACAAAGACAGATGTTGATGTAGCTGATTATTCTCAGAAGCCATACGGCATGGAGTTTTTTAAAAAAGTAAAATCATCTATACGAGTATTTGCTAAAAAATATAATCATGCAGAGTTACGAGTTACTAACTATTGTTTTATTCGTATGAAAAAAGAAGATCAAGTAGACTACCATAGTTCTTTTGAATCTAACTTTGTAGGTATTTTTTTATTAGAAAAATCTGAAAAAGATCATCATGTTGTATTTTTTAATAATGAAAAAGCAAAAGATGTTAAGGTCAATATGAAACCTGGTGATCTATTATTATTTCCTGCTCATCTATTAAGAAAGTTTCCAAATTTAAAAACAAATAAAATGTACACTTATATAGTATTTGATTTTCATTTAGATAAACCAAGAATGTATGACGAAGAATAGTTTTGAAAAAGAAGGTTTTCTAGTAATTAAGAAAGCAATCTCCACAGAATTAGCTAAGTTTTGTTTTGATTACTTTAACTTAAAAAGAAAGGTAACATCTAAACTCTTTGAAGACAGAGAGATATCTCCTTATACTAAATTTTTAGGACACTGGGCAGATCAACAAGTTCCTAAAACATACTCACATTATTCAGATTTAGTTATGGAAACTCTTTTATTAAAATGTAGAAAGATATTAGAGAAAGAAACTAAATTAAAATTAATTGAAAATTACTCTTACGCAAGGATCTATAAAAAGTTTGATACTTTGTTCAGACATAAAGATAGACCTGAATGTGAAATATCTTGCACCATGAATTTAGGAGGCGACCCTTGGGCTATATATGTAAAGAATAAAAAACAACATAAGATAATGTTAGCTCCAGGTGATCTAATTATCTATAGAGGCTGTGATCTAGAGCACTGGAGAGATGTGTTTACTGGTGATAACTGCACACAAGTTTTTCTACACTATAGTCCTAAAAATAAAAAAGACATAAATAAGACAAAATATGATGGTAGACCTTTCATAGGATTACCTGAATTTTATAAAGGCAAAAAATGATTTCGCTGTATATTCACTCTAGTCACGATGGATCCGTGACTTGCATAAAAGATAAACGTATATTGTTTCATCACCAGATAGATAGATTTAATAAATTCAAACACACCTCTATGCCTCATCTTGCTTTCTTTAAAAAACTTTTAGAACTAAATCAAAAAATAGACAAGGTTGTATTTACGTTTTTTATAAAAGATAACGCAACTGTCATTTGGGAAAAGTACCTAAAACGATTAAGAATAATTGATAAGTCAACAGAAGTTATTTATGTTATTGACAAACACCATATCTATCACGCATCGTGTGCTAAACTTTTTCACCCCTACGCAGATTACTTTTTAGTTTGGGACAGAGAAGGTATGACTAACAAAAATAACGAAACAGAACAAGAGACCGTGTATAACAATAAGTTTACTAAAATATATTCTAATGTAAGAAAAGGTGATGGGTCCAATATTGGTTTGGGCAGAAGGTATGATGCAGCTACCATAGCCTGTGGTTTTAATGATTTTGAAGAAGGTAAGACAATGGCACTAGCACAATACAAAAGACCGGGTGCTGCTTTCTTTGAACAGAGAAGGTTGGAAAAAAAGAGTCTAGTTTTATTACAAACATTAGAGATGTTACATTTTAAAAAAGGAGACACTGTTTGCTTAACAGGAGGAGTTACACAAAACGTAATTAATAATTCTAATTTAAAAAATAAATTAAAAGATATTAAGATTGTAGCAGACCCTTTCAATGGTGACTTCGGTATATCTTTAGGCGCTGCTGCCTACCATGAAAACTTACATAAAATTTATATGCCAATTAAAAGTATATATACAGGTCTAGAAACTAAAATAGATATTAGTAGATTTGATAAATACAATAAAAAGAAAGTTGAGTACAAAGAAGTTTGTGATGTGTTACAAAAAGAACCTGTTGCTATCTTTCAATCTAAATCTGAACAAGGTCAAAGAGGTTTAGGAAACCGATCATTACTATTAGATATAAATGCTAAAGATGCTATTAAAAAAATAAACGCAATAAAAAAGAGAGAATGGTTTAGACCCTTTGCTTGTTCTATTTATGAAAGAGATGCTTCGACTTGGTTTGATACTAAAGGTGAATTATCTCCTTATATGATGTTTACATACAAATCAAAAAAACCAAAGCTTACTAAAAACGTTTGTTGTGTAAACAACACGAGTAGAATACAAACAGTAAATCAATATTCAAACTTTGGTCTGACTTGTTTACTAAGAACAAATAAAAAATTTTACAACAGACCTTTGTTATTAAACACTAGTTTAAATCTACCTGGCCACACTTTAGTAGAAACCATAGATGATCTTTTATATATGTTTGAAACAACACCTTTGAACTATATTTATTTTCCAGAAGAACACACACTAATAAGTAAAAATGATATTTAAAACAAAAGTAAAAGAACACAGTTCGATAAAAGATAAGCTAGTAAAAGCAATAGAAAATGCTGAAGGAGAAGCATATGAGTCTATTGAAAAAACTGACTGGCATTTACAAAATGTACCAAGAGAGTACATGCATATAGCAGTGCCGATACTTAAACCCTATATACGAGAGCTAATAAAACATTTGTACAAAGAACACCATGATATAATAAAAGCTAATCTAAGTAATTCTTGGTATCAGATATATAAGAAAAACTCTCAACATACTTGGCATACACATACTAAAACTCAATTAGCTAACGTGTATCTTATAGAGTTACCTGAAAAGAAATATGCTACAAAATTTTTAAACCATAAAACAGTTAATCTAGAAGAGGGCGATATACTGACTTTTCCATCGTGGTATCTACATTCTTCACCTATTATTAAATCAAATAAAAGAAAAATAATTATTGCATATAACTTAGATATGGAGTGCTTAATATGATGTGGCCAACTATCTGTATAGATAACTTCTTTAATAATCCTAAACAAGTTTTAGAATATTCAAAGACTTTAAAATATACACCAGCTGAGAAAGGTAACTGGCCAGGTGTAAGATCAAAAGCTATACATGAGATAGACAACGATTTCTATACTCACATAGCAACTAAAATGATAGCAGCATTATACCCTAACGAGTGGCAAGATATAGGTTGGTTAGCTAATAGTTATTTTCAAAAGATAGATTCTAGATGGAGAGGACCAGGTTGGGTACATAAAGATGTTCATCAACAGTTTTCATCTATTATTTATTTAAGTGGCGATACTAGTTGTGGCACTTCTTTGTATAAAGAAAACACACATGAAACAGTCCCTCTAGTAAACAATATGAAGACGTCTTCTAATTTAAAACCGTCTAAGATGAAGACTGCAGAATATAAAAAAGAATTAGAAAAACATAACAATAAGTTTACAAAAACAGTTTCGTTTAACTCTGAAATAAATAGATGTATTATGTTTGATTCTTATCAATACCATGCAGTAGACAATTTTAATAAAGACGATGATAATGAGAGAGTAACTATAATAACTTTTTTCAATAGTATTTTTAGACATGATGGTAAACCTTTGAATCCACATGCCGGGGAGAGTTCTAGAATATGAATCTAACATACTGGTTTCCAACTGTACTAGGAGAATCAACTATGCCTAATGCAGACAAAGAATATAAAAAACTAAAACCACACATAGAGAAGATTGTAAAAAAATCTGGTAAATGTTTTAATTACTACCCTATTCACAAAGATAAAAAATTTAAAAACATAAATGACTTTGTTTTAAAAGAAACAACAGAGTATGCTAAAGCACACAGCTTTGATGCACCCACAATACAAGAGTCATGGTTTAATAACTATAAACCTGGAGACATTAACGATCCACATACACACGCAGGTTCGCATCTAACTGCAGTATATTATTTAGTAGGTGAAAAAGATGATTCAGCTTTATTGATATACAGTCCAGTTCCGACAGACATGTCTAACCCTAGTAAAAAAACAGTCACTGATCCACACAATAGAAGCAATCCTTTGACATCAGAAACATGTATCATAAAACCATCTAATGGGTTCTTGTGCATCTTCAGAAGTTTTATTACTCACCAGGTCCCATTAAAAGTAAATAAATCACCAAGGATATCTTTAACCTACACATTCAATGTTTAAACATTTTACAAAACATTTAAAGAGTGTTCGATATCCCAAGAAACAGGAAACATGGGACGTATCAGGTATACTAGGAAACGAAAGATATAACTTTGATATAAGAAAACTAGATGAACCACAGAAATTTACGACTGCAACTAAAGCTACTAAGCTGGTGTTTGATCTACCTACTAAATTTGTTATTGTAGATTCACAAGAACTACATGCTTACATATTTAAAAATAAGATAAACTATCTTATACTAGATGACATAGTAAAAGAACTAGAATGGAATATAATATTAGATAAATGATTAAGTTAAATAAATGTATAAAAAGTAAAGTATTAAAGTCCTTCTTTTATCTAGAAGGTAACATAAAAATAAACAGTCAGTATTTTATTGAGAAAATAAAACAAGGGTGTAGTCAAGAAGACAACTTAAATGGCCAGACTAATATTAAAGGTAATCAAACTTCATGGAAATATTTTAATGATGACCCTGCATTTTTAAATGCAATAGATGAAATAATTACTTGTTTAGATAAAAATGTAGACCTACCTTCATACGAGCTTAAAGACTCTTGGGGTTTTAATCTAGGATATGGGGGTAAAACAGAGGAACACAACCACATACCACACCTATGGTCTGGTGCACTGTATCTAAATAGCCATAACCAAACCTTAGATTTTAATGAGATAAAAAGAAAAGTTAAACCGGAACCGGGGAACTTTGTTTTGTTCTCAGCTTTTTTAAAACACAAGTGTAATCAGAATAGAAGTAAAGATGTTAAGTGGGGAATTAGCTTTAATTTAAGTCCAAGATAAGATATAATAAATTATGTTTAGAAAGAAAATAACGATACAGTATAAGGACCCGTTTGATTATAAGATAATTAAAGATATGTTTAAGGTCATTCCTAAAAACTATCCTCCTTACTTTGGTGCAATACCTAAGACAATGTTTAATCCTTTTACGGGACATGCAAGACCAGATCAAAAAACAATAAAGAGTTGTTCAGGTTTTATAAACTTATACAAAAGATCTATCTTAGTATCTTCTCCTTTTGATATTTATTTAGAGTTTGATGAGAATAAAATAATAACAGAAGAGATAGGAAAAACAGGTTGGAAGATAACTACTCAACAAAATAACGCACAGTTATTAAATTATGCAAACAGTAAAAACTATAAATTTTTAATAAAACTAGAACTACCTATCTATTTAAAAAGTGATGCATCAATAGTTATGTTAGACTCTTTCTATCATTTTAATAAATACGAAATTATACCAGGTATAATTAATAAGAAGTATGAGTCGATAATATCTTTTTTTATGCCTGTAAAAAAACGACAGACAGAACTATATATAAAGCAAGGAGACCCTTTGTTTTTAATAGTGCCTATGTGTGAAGATAAAATAAAACTTAAGATAAAAAAGAATAATAACATACCTACACAAAACACAACACTTACTTTCTCTTCTTTAAAAGAATTTGTAATGGATAAACTTACATGATAAAAATTCAAAAGAATTTTTTAGATACAGATGTATTACAAAATATAAACAATGCAGTAATGCAGACTACCTTTCCTTGGTATTATTCCGGTATTACAAACGCAGAAGATAAGAACAAGCAGTTCTACCATACCTTTTATCACAACAATCATATTAACAGTGAATACTATGACTTAGTTAGACCTATATTAATTAAACTAAAGCCAGTAGTGATTATGAGAATTAAATTAAACTTATTGTTAAAGACACCTAAAATTATAGAACATGATGATCATACTGATGTAGACTCTGAAAGTATTACTTCATCTATACTTTATTTAAATACCAATAATGGTTATACTAGATTTAAAAATAGAAAGATAATATCAGAGGAAAACAAGTTAGTTACTTTTCCTTCAGCTGTAAAACATCATGGGACGACATGTACTGATGCAGATGAAAGACTGGTATTAAATATAATGTATGTCAGATAAAAAAATAAACTACGAATACTTTTACTTTGGACCTTTTCTATATAGAGTAAAATTATTAAACAAAGAAATAGATCAGATAAAAAAACTTTGTACGCAAAAGAAAGATATACGAAAGACTTTAGCTGGTTTAATAAAAAAAGAGTTTGAAGTAGATAGTAAAAAACTATACCCAATAATATCACCTTATTTACAAAGCTATATACAAGCAGCTCAGCAACACTGGGGCACTTACCATGGACACAAAACAGAGTTAATAAGTAGTTGGGTTAATTACATGACTAAGTATGAGTCTAATCCTATTCATGGACATAGCTATGATCTGTCTTTTGTATTATATACAGAGATACCATCTGGATTAAAAAAAGAAGCTGAAGATACAGTAAGTAATAACACTAAACCTGGTGTTATAAATTTTGTAAATAAATTACAACAACACAGATATGAATTAAATGTTCAGTCTTTTATTCCAGAAGTTGGAGATATGTTTATTTTTCCAGGCACTTTGTATCATTTTGTCAACAGTTTTCAAAGCGAAGGAGAAAGAGTATCTGTATCTGGCAACGTAAAAGTGGTTTGATTCCCCTATAAAAACAAGATATAGTGCCAAATTATGTTACAGAAAATAGGCTTTCAACCAGGTATAAATAAACAAATCACACCCACAGGGGCAGAAGGCCAGTGGATAGACTGTGATAACGTTAGATTTAGATACGGTATACCTGAGAAAATAGGTGGTTGGAATCAACTAGGACAATTAAATTCAAACGAATTAACAGGTGCAGCTAGGGGTTTGCACCATTTTGTAAATACGGCCGGTAGAAGGTATGCTATAATAGGCACTAATAGAATACTATATGCTTTTTCTGGTAATGTATTTTATGACATACACCCTATAAAAAGCACTACAACTCTTACAAGTGCTTTTACTACTACAAATGGATCAACTTCAGTTACTATAACTTTTTCTACAGCTCACAATATAAACCCACAAGATATTGTGTTGTTAGATAATTTCTCATCTATTACTGGTTCTAACTATACTGCTTCTGATTTTGATGATAAAAAATTTATGGTTACTTCTGTTCCTAGTGGAACAACAATAACTATTACAATGCCATCTGCAGAATCAGGATCTGGTGCAACAGCATCTGGTGGTATTAGAGTACAGCATTACTATCCAGTTGGAACTCCAGTTCAAGAAAAAGGATTTGGTTGGGGCCTAGGAACTTTTGGTGGTGTAGCTAATGGAGCTGTTACAACTACTTTGGATGGTGCAATAGATGCTTCAACAACAACTATAGTATTAACAAATGCATCACAGTTTCCATCTACAGGAACTAATTTCATTTTAATCGGAACAGAGATGATACAATACACGGGTATTAGCACTAACACTTTAACAGGTGTAACTAGAGCAGCTAGAGGAACTACAGCTGCAACTCACAGTGATGGTGTTACTGTTACTAACGCTACAGATTATGCAGCATGGAATGAACAAACAGAAGAAGGTCTGGCTTTAGATCCAGGTATGTGGTCATTAGATAATTTTGGAGATAAAGCAATTTGTTTAATTCATGATGGTGCATGTTTTGAATGGGACTCTAGTGCAGGTAATGCAACAACTACAAGAGCAACAATTATATCGGGTGCACCAACAGCATCAAGACACATGGTTGTATCTACACCGGATCGTCACTTAGTTTTCTTTGGAACAGAAACAACTATTGGAGATGCGTCTACACAAGACGATATGTTTATTAGATTCTCTGATCAAGAAAATATTAATTCGTATACACCTACGGCAACGAACACTGCAGGTACACAAAGACTTGCAGATGGATCTAAAATTATGGGAGCTATAAGAGGTAGAGATGCAATCTATCTTTGGACTGACACAGCATTATTCACTATGAGATTTGTTGGTCAACCGTTTACATTTGCATTTGCACAAGTAGGCACTAACTGTGGACTTGTTGGACAGAATGCATGTGTAGAAGTAGATGGCGCTGCGTATTGGATGTCAGAGAATGGTTTTTTTAGATATGCTGGTAAATTAGAATCGTTACCGTGTTTAGTAGAAGACCATGTCTATGATGATATAAACTTAGTATCAGGTAATCAAATGGTTTCTGCAGGTGTAAACAATTTGTTTGGTGAGGTTATTTGGTTTTACCCATCAACAACATCTGACGTTATTGATAAACAAGTAGCTTTTAATTATTTTGATTCTTCCTCAGAAAGACCAGTATGGACTGTTGGAACATTAGCTAGAACAATGTGGAGAGACTCTGCTGTATTTAATAAACCACATGCAACAGAATATAGTGCAGGCAATGATTCATCGTTTGATGTTGTAGGTAACACGGAAGGTAGAACTTCATACTATGAACACGAAACAGGGACCGATCAAAATAAAAACGGAACTATAACTGCAGTTACTTCAAACATATCTTCTGGTGATTATGACATTACACAAGGAAGAACAATACAAGGTAAGTCTTCTGGCCTTGCAGATTTTAGAGGAGACGGTGAACACCTAATGAAGATAAGAAGATTTGTTCCTGACTTTATATCACAGACTGGAACAACTAGAGTTACATTACAATTAAAAAATTATCCAAATAGTTCACAAGCTGGTTCACCTCTTGGACCTTTTGATATTACAACATCTACAACAAAAGTAGATACAAGAGCTAGGGCTAGAGCAGTTGCATTAAAAATAGAAAACACAGCTGCTGATCAAAGCTGGAAACTAGGAACATTTAGATTAGACGTACAACCAGACGGGAGAAGATAATGGCAAAGATTTCACAGGTAATAACTAGACCGGCAAAAGAATACGATTACACTGTAGCTGAAGCACAGACTAGAGATCTAGATGGTATAGTTGAAAAATTAAATACTACATATCAACAAGACTTAAAAGATGAGGTAGAAGCGTTTAACTTCTTTTTAAATTAATGGCTAATAGTTTTATAAATAAAAAAGCAGATCTATCTACTACAGACCTAACAACTCTATACACTGTTCCAGCAGCAAGAACGGCAGTAATTAAGTCAATTTTAGTATCTGAGGACGCTGGATCAGGGACCACAATATCTGTGACTTTAGTCAATGCTTCTGACGCTATATTTAGTTTATTTAAAACTAAGGCAATTGCATCAAATGCAACAGTGGAACTGCTCACACAACCCCTGATAATACAGGAAAATGAATCATTGAAAGTTCAGGCAGCAGATGCTAATGAGTTACATGTAGTAGCTTCTATACTAGAAATACAACCAAGAGAGGTAACAACGTAATGACTATAATGGTACTAAAACCAAAAGATATTAAAACAACAATAAAGAATAAAAAAACTGGTGAGGTCTATGATAATGAAGAGGCTTTAAAATCAGCAAATATTCCAGATGAAGATGTCCAAAGAGACGTTACTGTAATAATGCCTAGTTTAGATTTAGCAGGAAAAACAAAATGAGCATAATGCAATTAGTAAAAAAGAAAAAGGGTAAGAAAAGACCAGGTTACAGAGGACCAGGTGGTTACCAGGGAGGAGCTACAAATCAAGGTGGCGCCGGTAATCCAGGGGACGGTACACCAGCAGGAGGACAAGGGGACGGTAACTATACTGGACCAGAAAGTTTTACAACTCCGGAACAAGATTTAAATCAAAAAAATGTAGTAAGAGAAGGTAGAATTAACGCTATTGAAGAACTTATTGATAGACCTACGTTTGCTTTAGATGGGTCTGGTAAATATGGATTAGGTAGTCTTATTACTGGTGCGTTAGGATTAGTGAATCCTGTAGCTGGTTTGATCGGAAGAGGTATTTCAGCAATACCAAATACATTTAATACGTTTAGACAATCAGATACTTTAGCAGATTTTTTTAATACTATGAGAGGTAACAATCTCCCTGTAGGAGTTGTAGACGAAGAGGATAAAGAAGAAATAATAAACCCTAATATTGACTTACCTTTTGTACCAACAACTGAAACTCCAGAAACATTTGATTATAGTAACAATATGTCAGTTGGAAGATTCAGTCCTTTTGTAAATATTAATCCAAATAATATAACAGGGGCTAGTAGAAATATGATTGATGCAAATCAAATGTCAGACTATTTTAATAACCAACAATATATGGATGGTGGCATTGTAGATTTGGTCGATATATATGATTGATTATAGGAGAAAAAGTCTATAAAAAGGATAAACTATGGCAATTTCAAGAATGGATATGGAAAGACAACTTAGAGCTGGTGGTGGTATTATGACACTAGACGAGCCAAGACAAGGGTATTTTTTAGGTAAAATTGTAAAAAAAGCTAAGAGAGCTGTTAAAAAAGTAACTAAATCACCTTTAGGTAAAGCAGCGCTAGCAGGTGCAGCTATCTATGGATTAGGTGGTGGTACAGCTTTTGGTAGAGGACTACCATTTTTAAAATCTGGTGGTGGTTTTAGTCTAGCTAATTTAGGATCTAATTTAGGTATTGGAAGTATTACAAAAGGTATAAGAGGTCAACCAACAGGTTTTTCTTTTGACGGACCATTAGCTGGTTTGTTTTCTAAAGGTGGTAAATTTAGTTTAGGTAGAACTGCGCTTACAGGTTTAGGTGCTACAGCTTTAGCTGCTCCATTTTTAATGGGTGGTGGTGACGACGAAGAGGTAGATGAAGGTGTTGATGTTTCAGGTATACAACCAATGGTACAAGATATTAGAAATCAAGCTAAAGCATATTATCAAGACCCTACAAAATCTGCACTATATTTCATGCCTCAGAAATCAGCTGTACAAAGTTCTTTCTACGCTGCTGGTGGTGGCTTAGCTGACATACCAAGAGAAGGGTATGATGAAGGTAAAATGGTATTAGGTGAAGGCTTTAAATCATTAAATAAAATGGCTATAGATATGTTTGGAAAACCAGTAAGAGAATTAAACAAAGATCAAATGGAACAATTAAGAGAAGAATTTAATATATCAAAAGGTATTACAGAAGCTAAAGATGGTGGTATCATGGATCTAGGTGGTCTAGAAAAAGACTATAGAGAAGGTGGTTTTGTACCACTAGGAGCTGAGGAAAGAGCTGACGATGTGCCAGCTAGACTTAGCAAAAACGAATTTGTATTTACAGCAGACGCTGTAAGAAATGCAGGAGGAGGAGACATTGATAAAGGTGCAGAGGTTATGCAGAATATGATGGACAATCTAGAAGCTGGTGGTAGTATATCAGAAGAATCCCAGGGTATGGAAAATCCTGCACAAGAAATGTTTGATCAAGCACAAATGATGGAGAGTAGAATAGCATAATGGCATTACCAGATTATTTACAAGAAGCAGGAAAAGATTTTGCCAAGCAGCTGACGGCTGCTACATCCGCACCTATTAATACAGATGCGTTTACTGGCAGAGCTTTTGTTGCAGGAGAAGACCCTTTACAATCACAAGCAATTAATCTTGCTACACAAGGTATTGGTTCGTATCAACCATTCTTAACACAAGCACAAGCACTAACGGGACCTGGAGCGGGGACCGGGGTAGGATCTGTTGCATCATTTATGTAACCATATCAATCAGGTGTTATTGATGAAACTTTAAGACAGTTTGATTTATCAAGAACTACAGGTCGACAACAAATTATGGACGACGCATACTCTACTGGAAATTTTGGTGGTGGTAGAGAAGGAGCATTATTAGGACAATACGATGCTGATTCACTAGCAAACAGAACAGGTCTTCAAGCACAATTATTACAACAAGGTTTTCAAAATGCGCAAGCACAAAGAGCACAAGATTTACAAAATCAATTTGCATTATCTAATTTCCAAAGAGCTGGTATAGCTGGCGACGTAGGAAACTTAGGTCAACTAGGTGCATTTAGACAAGGATTAGATCAATCGAATTTACAAGCAGACGCACAAGCTGCACAAGCTAGAGCTTATGAACCTTTTCAAAGATTATCTCAATATGGTTCAGGAATTACTAGTTTAGCTGGTGGTGTGGGAGGACAACAATTCCAAACACCTGCAACTCCTAGTCCATTTTCAACAGCTCTAAGTACAGCATTAGGTATTGGCGGATTGTTTGGAAAATTTAGATAGGAGAGAACATGGCAGGTTCAAAAAAGAAAATTAGTTTTGGTAGTAGAGTAAATAGAGCAGTAAATCCGTTTGCAAAAGATTCTACAATACTGGATAGAATCGGTGCAGCTTCTACGGACTCAATTTTAATTCCGTTAATTTCATCATTGTTTAAAGATGGTGGTAGAGTAAGAGGATGCGGTATTGCTAAACGTGGGTTTGGAAAAGCAATGAAAGGTAAAAAGAAATGAGACCTTTAAATAGACCAATGTTTAGATATGGTGGCCCTATTAAAGAAGGGATCATGAGTGGTATAAAAGAAAAAAATACTATCGCAGGTGGTAATCAAGTAGGTACACCTATGGGTAATAGAACTGGTTTTGCAGATCCAAGAAAAAGACTTTTAACTCTCATACCTGGTTTTACTAAACAATATAATAAAGGTATTGCTAATCTTAAAAAAATACCTGGGTTTTTAAAAAGTAAATTAGGTAAAACTGTTAGTGCAAATACCGGTAAAGAAATTACTAGTACAGTAGGTGGCACTGCAGGTACAAAATTTATACCAAACTATTTAGGAAGAGATCCTGGAGTAAGAGCTATTGGAAGTCTTTATCGAGCTGCAACAGGTGATAAAGCAAAAGGGGTAATTGGTAAAGCAGCATCAACTGCTGTTTCTCCTACGGGTGCACTTACAATCGGTGCTTTCACAGATGCATTACCAGGTGGTAATCCTTTATTTGGTACAAGAAATATACTTGGTCAAAAATTTGATAAAGAAACTGGTATTAAAACTGAAGGATTATTTGGTAGAGATCTACCTGCTAAACAACAATTAGAAGATCAAAGAAAAGAAGCAGAGATACAAAAAGCAGCTGCTGCTCTTGCAGCAGAACAAGCTGCTGCTGCTGAAGCTGCTGGTGATACAGGCAATAAACAAGAAAAAATGTCTCCTGAATTATTTGAAGATAGAAAAAAATATTATTATAAACTTATGGGTCTAGACAATATGAAAAAAGATGACATCTATGATTCATTAATAGACGCAAGTAAAATTGTACAAGAAGAAGGTGCAGATCTTAAAGGAGCACTTAGATCAGGTACTTTACAATCAAGAATTATAGACGCTGTATCTAAAAACTTAGATGATTCTGAAAAACTAAAAAGACAAATCGATGCTGCTGTTCTTAAAGGTGAGATTGAAAAAGATGTTTATCAATCAAAACCATCAAGCTCTGAACAATTAATAACAGCTCTTTCAGAATCAGGTGGCTTATCTGAAAAAGAAGTTGCAAGATCTAGATTAGGTCTACCTATAAACGTATCTCAAGCTATTCAAACTGCATCGGTTGCTAAAAAAGGAGCTCCATTAACTCACAATGATATTGTATTAGCAGCTACAAACTATGCAGCTCTTGATAACAAAAAAATACAAGAACAATTAGACTCAGATCAAGTTGACGAAAAAATAGGTAGTGGCAAAGAATTTGCTAACGAACTAGCTTTTGTAGAATCAATATTAGGTGCTAATCCAGATCCTAAAACAGATGATGGATTTTACATTGTTGGAACTAAATTAATAGAGGTAGTCAAAGGTAAACCTATACCTCGTAATTAGGAGATACTGTGAGTACCAGAAGAAGCATACAAGATGTTTTAGGGACTACATCTCCCCTTGATAATAATCAAAGAGTTGGAACAATTGAATCAATACTATCCGGTGTTGCGTCAGGTCTTATTGCAATACCAAAAGGATTTTTTTCTTTGGGTGCAACACTTATGGATCTTGGTGTTAACAGCGGTAAAGCAGCTCAGGTAGAACAGTTCTTTGATGATCTTACAGAGTTTGATGAAAAGGCACAAGCAACTACAGCCGGTAGAATTACAGAAGCATTAGTTAATATAGGATTGCCTGCAGCAAGAGGTTTTAAGATAGCTTCTAAAATGGCAGATGATGCTATGCGTGCTGGTAGAAACAATAAATATTTTAAAGCTTCTAGTCCAGGTCTTAAAAAAGGTTTAGATGATGCATTAGAATTAAATGCTAAAGGTAAGACAAATAAATTTATTGCAGGTACGTTAGGTGGTGGACTTGCTGAAGCTGTATTTGTAGGTGACGTAGAAAAACTAGGTACCTTTGGAGATTTGGTAGGTGGTCCTACTGAAGTAAACCGATCTACCGATGATGATGCAACTAGAGAATTATTAAACAGAGTTAAATTTGGTGTAGAAGGTGCGTTATTCACAGGTATCATAGGTGGTACAGGTAAAGTAATTAAAAGACTAACTGATCGAACAAAACAATTAGATGTTGCAAACTCTAAACTAGATGCATTTATAGATAAGATTGCATCAGGGTTCAGGGCCCGAAGTGGTAAGACTCCAGAGTTTTTTGGTATAGAAAGATTGTCTGTTGGTGAAAGAGCTGCAGATGCTGCAGGTGCAAGAAACATATCTAGAGAACTAGATCAAGCTATAGATAAAGTATTTCCACCTTTAAGAACTGTAATGAATAAAGCAGATGCAGAAAAAAGAAAACAAATGCTTACACAAGTAAATGATTTGATGTTATCTGGTAAGGCTGAGCTTGACGATCAAGGTGTTGCAACATTTGGTAAATTAGATGAAGCAAAGAAAAAAGCTTTAGTAGATAAACTACAAGACATGAAAGTAGACGATCAAGTTATTACAGATATACTTGGTAGTCTTTCTACCATAAGGGGTAGATGGGCTGACTTGTTTTCTAAATTAGGAAGATCATTAGGACAAAACGAAATAAAAGAATTTAAAACTTTATTTGGTAATAAGTTTAAAAACTACATTGGTTCTACTTATGAAATATTTCAAAACCAAAGTATCTTTCCTTGGGTTAGATACAAGCCGACTGCTGAAGCTATAGACGAAGCTAAAGAAGTATTCAAATCTAGTGCTAAAGAAGCTGGTGAAGAGATGACAGATCTTCAAGCAGAACAGGCTGTAACAAGAGTTTTAAAAACTGCAAGACTACCAAAAGGTATTAGAATGGACAAACCATCTGATGCTATCTTTGAAGTACCTGGATTTTTTGTAAACAGAACTACATTAGATGAGGTTGTAACAGACAGAGGATCTGCATTAGTATCTGCAGGTGCAATTAAAGAAGCTGATAGAAAAGTATTTGAAAAACTTTTAGGTAAACAACAAAATCCTATGCAAACTATATTAGCTGGTACAGCTAAACTCTCTATGATCACAAGAAGAAATTTATTCTTTCAAGATTTATTAAAAAAGAATGATGAGCTTATAGCTGCTGGTAAAAAACCGATGTTTGTATCTCAAGAAATGGGTGGTGCAGATAGAGCTAGACTTGTCTTTGGTGATGACTATCAACAGATAAGAATTGATCAAAATAAAACACTTAGCGTTGCAGCTAAAGGTGGTTCTGTAAACCCACTTAATGAATTATATACAACATCTGGTATGGCAAAAGCATTAGAAGCTACATCACTTTCTTTTGATAAAGCAGGACCTTTAGGTCAACTCTATCAAAGTTTAATTTTATATCCAAAAGGTTTATCACAAATAGCAAAAACAATTTTATCACCGGTAACACACGTTAGAAACTTTGTATCTGCTGGTGCATTTGCAACAGCCAATGGTATTATACCTAATGGTGACGCTATAAAAACTGCGTATCAAGCACTACAAACACCTTTAAAAGGTACAAGAATGCAAAATGATTTGTATGAAGAGTTATTAAGACTTGGTGTTGTAAATTCTAACGTAAGACTTGGAGACCTAACAAGACTTCTTGAGGATGTAAACTTTGGTGAAACAATGACATCAGATAAAGGTTTAAGATTATTATTAAAACCATTGTCTAAATTAAAATCTGTATCACAAGATCTATACACAGCTGAAGATGACTTTTGGAAGATAGCATCATGGGCTATGGAAAAATCTAGAATAGAAAAACAGTTTGCAGAAAAAGGTATTACAAGAGGTATGACTGTAAAAAGAGGTGGAGTTGATACTGTAATAGATGAAAATTTTTTTAAAGAAGAAGCAGCTGATATAATAAGAAACAATATACCGAACTATGATTACGTATCTGATTTTATAAAAGGATTAAGAAAACTACCTATTGGTAACTTCGTATCATTTCCTGCTGAGATAGCTAGAACAGGAACAAATATTGTAAGAAGAGCATTAAGAGAAATAAATGAAACAGTAGAATTACCTGATGGCACTATAGTAAAACCTTTTGAAACTTTAGGATATACAAGACTATTTGGTTTTGGTGCAACAGTAGCGGCCGTGCCTTATGCAACACAAAAAGCTTTCCAAGCTATCTACGATGTGACTGATGAAGAAAGAGATGCAATTAGAAGATACGTTGCTGACTGGTCAAAAAACTCAACAATACTGCCAATAAAAGACGATGATGGTAATTTTAAATATATAGATTTTAGTCACGCTAATGCATACGATACATTAATTAGACCTATTCAAACTGTAATTAATTCTGTTGCCGATGGTAGAACTGATGAAGATGGTTTAATGGATGATTTTATTGCTGGTATGTTTAGTTCAATGTCAGAGTTTGCACAACCATTTATATCTGAATCTATTTGGACAGAAGCAGTAGCAGATCTATTAGTTAGAGGTGGTCGAACAAGAGAAGGTTTCCAAGTATTTAATCCACAAGATAATCCTGGTGATAAAGCTCAAAAAATTATGGCTCACTTAGTAAGAGCACAAATGCCTTTTTCATTTGAACAATTAAAAAGATTAGACAGATCTATAGAATCTGTTGATGTAATTACAAAAGGTAAGTTTGATAAGTATGGTCAAACATTTGAATTTGGTGACGAGTTTCAAGGTTTGTTTGGTTTTAGAGAAGTAAAAGTAAATCCTGAAAGAGCTTTAAATTTTAAAATTGCAAACTATCAAAAAGGTGTAAGGGAATCTAGATCTTTATTTACTAGAGAAGCTTTACGTGGTGGACCAATAGAGCCAAGAGATATTGTTAATTCGTATATAAATGCAAACAGAGCTTTGTTCGGTGTAAGAAAAGAATTTAAAAAAGATTTAGATGCAGCAAAAATTTTAAATGTAAATGAAGATGATTACTACACTACATTAAATAGTAGATTATCTGGTGTTGAAATAGGAACAATAGAAGGAGATGTGTTTAGACCAATAAATGTATCACCAGAAGTTTATGCAGCTTTTGCAGAGAACGCTGCAAAGATTAGTGTTGCAGATCCAATGTTAGTAGCTGCTCCTGTTATAGCAGAAATACAATCTCAAATGGCAGGTGTTAGTTTAAAACAAACAGAGTTTCCTGTATTTGAAAATCCATTAATACCTATTACACAAGACACACCGTTTACACCACAAACGTTAAATTTACCTAGTATTGATGCTAATATTATTAATAATCCTAATGCAGCCGGGTCTTTTTCTAACTTGACAACACAAGATAAACTGCGAATATTGTTTCCAAACGGATAATTATGGCTAAGAAATCGGCATTACAAAAAATAGAATCTCATGAAAAGCTTTGCAGAATAATGCAGAAGCAAACGTTTGAGCAGATTAAAGAGATGCAAGAACGTATTAAGAGATTAGAGTATTGGATAGTCGGTGGCATGGGAGCTGTACTTATAACTTTACTTACAGATATTGCATAATGATGACAGCTAGTTTTGGTATTGGAATGTTTTTTTATGGTATAGGATGTATCTGTATTGGTGCCCTAGCTGTTCTTTACGTAATAAATAAAGTTAATAAAAGTCCAGAAGAAATAGAACAAGAAGAAAACGAAAAATATTTAAGAGAACTACAGGGGAAACTATAATGGAATTGACACGAAACTTTTCTTTAGAAGAATTAACCAAATCAGACACAGCAATTCGTAAGGGGATTAACAACAATCCTAATCCAGAACAAATAGAAAAATTAAGAGTGTTGTGTGAAAAAATTTTACAGCCAGTACGTGACCATTTCGGTAGGGTAAAGGTGACTAGCGGTTTCCGTAGCCCAGAGTTGTGCCAAGCCATCGGTAGCTCAGCGAACAGCCAACATGCCCGTGCAGAAGCGGCCGATTTCGAAGTGATGGGTGTGGATAATTGTGAGCTTGCTGATTGGATACATAGAGAGCTAGAATGGGATCAATTAATATTAGAATTCTATACTCCTGGTGAACCTAATTCTGGATGGATACATTGTAGTTATACTGAAGGAATGCCTAGAAAATCTTTTTTACATGCATTTAGAGAAGAAGGTAAAACAAAATACAAACCTATATTGGGTAAAGCAAAAGATATATTTGTTTAAAAATACCAAAGCAAACACATAGTAAGACTAATCCATAGTCCAAATCTAATAACAACTCCTGGTCTTAAATCCATTCTTTTAACTCCTCTCCCATTATTTGGGTAGCTATATCTACTTTTTTACGTAGAGCTTTTACTATCCGTGTGTCTACAGTATTCTCACATATAATGTCAATGTAAGTCATAGGTTTCTCTTGACCAATACGATCTATTCTAGCTTCTGATTGTTGTCTCTTCTCCAGGTCATAACCATTTGAATAGTATATCATAGTGCTAGCAGCTGTAAGAGTAATACCATAACCACCAGTCTGTGTAGTTCCTACAAAAAACCGGACTTGAGAATCAGGGTCCTGGAATTTTTTTATATTATTTTGTCTATCTTCTTGTGGTGTAAGACCATAATAATCTACAAATGTACCCTCACCATACTCTTTAGATAAGGCTTTAATTATATTATGCACATCTCTTTGAAACTGGGCCCATATAACAACCTTACCCTCTACTTCATCTAATAGATCAAGTAGTTCACCTATTCTATTGTTTGGCATCTCATGTATCGTACCATCATCAGCTGTAAAGTGACCACAAGTTATTTGTTGTAGTCTCATTAACTGAGTCAAGACGGTAGCTGTAGACATTAACTTACCATTTAATTGAGCATGAGCCAGCTTCTGCATTTGTAAGTATGCTTTAGTTTGTTCTCCTGTTAGCATAACTTCTCTTTTCATAAATGTTTTCTTTGGTAGATCTAAACACTCATCTTTTAATACACGATAAGAAAATGCTTTTAATTTTTCTGACAGCTCATCTAGATTTCTATAACCAACTACAATCTGTACAGACCTACCACTAAAGTTTGCTGTTCTCATTACAGCGTATCTAGTTCTAAATGCATAATAAGAATTATAGCCTAGTAATTCATCTTCTAGAAATTCACATTGTTTGTAGAGATCCAGTGGTGATTTAGTTACTGGTGAACCTGTAAGTATTCTTCGGTATGTTGCAAGCTTACCAAGAGTTACAATATTTTTTGTACGCTTAGCTTCTGGGTTTTTTATTGTAGTAGACTCATCAATAGCCATCAATGCTCTGTGTGAGTTTAAAAATTTTTCTGCAAAAGCTACACCTTTTTTAGTAGATAAAGATTCTACATTCATAACAAGTATGTGTAAGTCCTCACCTGTTTCAAACAATGTATCTAATTTTTTCTGTTGCTTTACATTAATCAATGATTGCCATAAAACATTTTTATGTTCTATATGATCTACTAAGTGTGTAGGTATTTCACCTTCATACCAGTTTTTTACTACACCTTTTGGTGCCACAATTAGAACACCATTGATCTTACCATTGTCATAAAGCATAGATATATTGTCTATTAATACTTTAGATTTACCAGTACCCATCTCCATAAAATATGCAAAGTAGGGTTTATCCCATGACATTTCTAAAGCCTTAATTTGATGGTCGTATGGCTTTGTCTTAAATTTATAATTCATAATATTTTTCTTCTTTCTAGTTGACATCTATATATAGGCTATTATATTGTTTGTCAATGTCAGAAAGAATAGTTTATTTAATACAAGATGTACCTGGTACAAAAGCTGGAACACCTAAGATAAATATTGTAGGTGCACAAAAGTATGGTGAAATAAAATCACTGTTACCAGAATTATCTCAAATTATTTTTTCACCAGGACCATTAATTTTTAAGCTTAGAAAACTTTTAAAAAATTTTAAAGCTGATGATTATTTATTATTAACTGGTGATCCTGCAATCATAGGTGTTGCATGTTCTATTGTATCTGATATTACAAACGGCAAATACAATTTACTCAAATGGGACAGACAAGAAAGAAGATACTATCCTATTAAAATTAATTTATACGAGAAAGGAGAATTGAATGAGTAACATAAACTTTGAACAAGACCAACGAGAAGATTTGCATAATATAAAAGATGCACAATCTTTATCAGATCAAGTTGTAAAACTAAAAAAACTAGAGGACCAACTTGAAGAAAAAGAAAAAGAATTAAAAGAACTGAAAAGAAACATAGAGTTAGTTTCAGGTGAGGTAATACCTACCATGATGCAAGAGATGAACATCTCTACATTAAAACTAGCAGATGGTTCTTCAGTTGAAGTAAAACCAGTTTACGGTGCTTCTATTACAGTAGCTAATAAAGAAGCAGCCTACACATGGCTTCGAAACAACGGCCTAGGTGATCTTATTAAAAATGAGATTACAGTTTCCTTTGGTCGCAACGAAGATAACAAGGCGGCAGAATATGCTAGCCTTGCGCAAGGTCAAGGGTACGAACCTGTCCAGAAATTAAAGGTCGAACCAATGACACTTAAAGCATTAGTCAGAGAGCGTCTTGAGTCTGGACAAGAGATGCCCTCTGATTTATTTAACGTGTTCGCAGGAAACAGAACCAAAGTAACGAGGAACAAATAACATGAACCAAGTAACAGAGAAAAAGTCTGCAGGTCTTCCGGCTAATATGTTTGAAGATGATGCAGCAAAAGGTTTAGGTGCAGTAGGTCAAGAAGATCTAGCCTTACCTTTTCTAAAAATCCTTGGACAACTTTCACCACAAGTTAACAAACGTGATGGTCAGTATGTCGAAGGTGCAGAACCAGGAATGATTTTCAATTCTGTTTCTGGAGAACTCTATGATGGAGTGAAAGGTATTGATGTGATTCCATGCTTCTATAAGTTGGAATACATTGAATGGAAAGATAGAGGAGAAGGAACAGGTGCACCAGTTGCAATCTATGATTCTTCATCTGACATTATGTCCAAAACAAAACCTGATGCAAACTACAAAGATAGATTACCTAATGGT